ATGAGTCAGAAACCGTCAATCCCTAAGGGGACACGTGATTTCGGTCAGCAGAATATGGCCGAAAGGAATTATATCTTCGACACCATCAAGAAGGTCTTCAGGACTTTCGGCTATGCCCAGATCGAGACTCCGGCTATGGAGAATCTGTCAACCTTGCTCGGAAAATATGGCGAGGAAGGGGACAAGCTTCTGTTCAGAGTCCTGAACTCCGGTGACTGTTTCTCAAAGGTCAACTTTGAGGATTACCGCAATGAGGAAGGGGGAGTGAACAGTGTCGCTCTTTCCAAAGAGATTTGTGAGAAAGGTCTTCGCTACGACCTGACCGTGCCTTTTGCCCGTTTCGTGGTCCAGCACCAGAACGAGATCTCCTTCCCGTTCAAGCGTTTCCAGATCCAGCCGGTCTGGAGGGCGGACAGGCCGCAGAAGGGACGTTACCGTGAGTTCTACCAGTGCGACGTGGACGTGATCGGCAGCAAATCTCAGGTCAATGAGCTTGAACTCGTGCAGATTGTGGACAAGGTGTTCAGCCTTCTGGACGTGAATGTGCTCGTGAAGATCAACAACAGGAAGGTCCTGACGGGTTTCGCCGAGATCTGCGGATTCCCGGACAAGGTGGTTGACATCACTGTGGCCATTGACAAACTTGACAAGATCGGCCTTGAGAGCGTTGAGGAGGAGATGCGTGAGAAAGGTCTGACCGACGGTGCGATCGCCGTGATTGAGCAGATTCTGAAACTGTCCGGTTCCACTTCCGGGAAACTGGCTTCGATGCGCTCGCTGATGAACGGCGGCTCCGCTTCCGGACTCGTTTCCGAGACAGGCCTCAAAGGTCTTGACGAGCTTGAGGAACTTTTCGGCCTGATCGATGCTGCCGGTGTAAAATGCCCGGTAGAGATCGATCTTTCCCTTGCCCGTGGCCTGAATTACTACACAGGAGCCATCTTTGAGGTGAAAGCCCTTGATTTCCAGATCGGAAGCATCTGCGGAGGCGGTCGTTACGACAATCTTACCGGAATATTCGGTCTTCCGGATATGTCAGGAGTGGGCATCAGCTTCGGCGCCGACAGGATCTATGATGTCTTGAAAGGCTTGGATAAGTTCCCTAAGTCATTGGCTTCCAGCACCACGCTTCTGTTCGCTTGTATGGGTGTCGAAGAGCTTCGCTACGTCCTTCCTGTCGCCGCCGCGTTACGCTCAGAAGGTGTCTCCGTTGAGGTTTATCCGGAGCCGTCAAAACTCAAGAAACAGTTTGACTACGCCGAGAAGAAGTCCATTCCGTTCCTTTCCATCAACGGTGGCAACGAGGTCGAGGCCGGCGTCATCCAGCTCAAGAACCTCACCACCGGCGAGCAGAAATCCTTCGCCAAGACCGACATCGCCGGAATGAAGGTGTTTATGAATATATAAGGATAAGAAATCTGTAGAACATATATCTGTAGGAAGTCTCCTTCTGAAATTTTGCACGTTACCAAAATTTCAGAAGGAGACTTCCTACAGAATGATTCAGATCCGAACATTTTTTTGAAATATGTTTTGCATTTCAGAAAAATATTCCTACCTTTGTAATCCAACATCGCGGGGTAGAGCAGTTGGTAGCTCGTCGGGCTCATAACCCGGAGGCCGGAGGTTCGAGTCCTTCCCCCGCTACGAATTTGCCGCAACTTCTTGCAAGTCAAGGAATTGCGGCAAAATTGTCAAAAATGCTGCGCCAGATTTGCGCCAAAAAAATTCGCTGTCTGAGCCGGTTCCTGTCAAACCTTTGTTGGGGAGTTCAAAAATTTCCCCAACAAAAAAAATGTCTTCAAGTCTCCGCACGACGAATGGCTTTATTCCGGCAAAGGTCGCCGAAGGAAAGCGTTGGTATGTTGAATTCTATTGCCTCGATCCGGAAACCGGTCGCATGAGAAGAAAGAGGGTGTCTGTGCCTAAGATAAAAGGCGTGACCGCCCGCAGAAGGTACGCCAACGACATGGTCATCAACATCAACGACCAGCTCTCGCAAGGATGGAATCCCTACCTGTCCCTGAACAATCCGGAGGAATACACTCTTTTTGATGATGTCTGTGAGAAATACTACCGCTATCTGTACAAGTTGACGGAATCGGACATCATGCGCGTCAAGACCTACAATGGCTACACTTCGTTCCTGAACGTGTTCCGTGGCTGGAACAGCGAACAACACAAACCGGTGTGCTATGTCTATCAATTAAAGTCATCAGTTGTCTCGAAGTTTCTCGACTGGCTATGGCTTGATTGCGGGAAGGCTGCCAGAACCAGAGACAATTACCTCTCTTGGCTTCGCAGCTTTGCCGGATGGCTTATGGAGAAGAACTACATCAGCGAGGACTTCACAGCGAATCTTACTGCCGTTCAGGGTAAGCGCAAATGTGCAAAGAACCGCACCGTCATCCCGAAGGAGACGATGCTTGCCATCCGTGAATATTGCAGCGACCGCAACCGCCACTATCTTTTGGCTTGCTATGTTCTCTATTATTGCTTCATACGCCCTAAGGAGATGAGCCACATCAGGATCGGTGACATTTCGGTAAAGGGAGGCACCATTTCCGTCAGGGCCGAATATTCAAAGAACCGGAAGGATGCCGTGGTAACCCTTCCTGATTGTGTTCTCAAACTGATGCTCGACCTTGATGTGCTGTCAAACCCCGCTGACTGGTATCTTTTTAGTTCCGGCTTTCGTCCTGGACCTGCACACCATCCGGCTAAGCATTTCGGAGACTTCTGGACCTACCATCTGAAGAAGGATCTGAGGCTCCCTTCCGAGTACAAGTTCTACAGCCTCAAGGACACCGGCATAACGGATCTGATCAAGGCCCGCACCGATCTCCTTTCTGTTCGTGACCAAGCCCGTCATCACTCACTCCAGATGACCGACCTCTACACCCCTCTGGAGACCCGCACCGCCAACGAGTCCATCCGTCACCACGAGTCCTATTTCTAACCATTTGTTCACGTTACTACCACTCGACAAGGCTGTAGGAGAGACCGGCGCCGATGTAGGGTAGCGGGGTGATGCGGTTGTCCTGGATGGTTATGCCGTAACCGGCCTGAAGGGATAGGGCAAAATGAGATCTTTTTCGTGACGGGACGGAAATGGTCCGGGTCACGACCTTCGTTTCCGGAAAGACCTGAATCAGGTCGAGGCTTGGCTGGTAGCCGGACACTACCGCACGATAGTCCTTTCCGGAATATTCTTTGCGCTCCTTGAGGAGCTGGACGAATGTTGTGTCGTGGATGATTACGATGTCGGGATAGGCGACAAGGAGTGTGTCAGTGATGGTGGTTAGGATGGGGACGGGGTACTCCACGGTGACGGTGTCCCTTACGATCAGCGTATCTGCCTTGGGTATCTCGATGGACTCGGGGACCGCCGAGCGGTAGCCCAGCCTCCAGCTCAGGACGGAGACAGCCGCCACCAGCGCGGCGACAAGCAGAAGGATCCACCCCGGCTTCATCGCCTCACGCCTCCGAGCCTGTCAGCCCACCGCTCCGTCCAGAAGTGGGTGTAAGGCTTGTACTTTTTCTTACCGCAAAGGTCGTAGTGGACGGCTGCGTGGCAGAGTGACTGCAAGCCTATGAGCGGAAGATAGAGCGGCCCGAGCATCCTCGACTGCCTGACATGCCCGAACTCGTGGCTCAAGGTGTCATCGCTTGCGAACCAGTTTGCCACGACATACTCTCCCAGCGCCACCGCCTTTCCGCTGGCGAGCGAGTCCGTGCGGAGGTAGAGGATGCCATGTCTGAGAAAATAGAACCATTCCGCGCCGGTCTTGTCCGCCTTCCGCTCGTAATGCTTCTGGACGATGATTCCCGCGACATTCTGCGGGATCTGCCACGCCCACAGAAGGGCGTAGGTCATTCCCTTCAGTAACTCTTTCATAATACTTAAATATTAGTGTCAAACGCAAATTAATTGTTACTTTCCGCAATTCGGAGTCTTTGCCCCTTGTACCGCCTGTTGTAGATCAGCTGCCGCCGCTGCGGTCCTCCCTTGCGGTGACTGATGTGTACGAATGACGGATAGAGGATCATCTGATCCACCTCCCTCCAGATCTCCGGCGTATCCCTGACAACCTTAGCCAGCGCGTGGGGGTCTTCCGCCGCGATGTCGGCGGCCTCACCCTTGACGTGCTGCGAGGTCGGGACTCCTCCCACCGCCCTGTTGAGCTCCGGGCATCGGTAGCCGCTGTTTATCCGCAGCGGCCTCATGACAATGTCACGCAGAGGCTGGAGAACCCTTTCCGTCAGCTCCTTCACCGCGTCACGCACATCGAACGATGTGATCACGTTGCAGATGCCCTTGCGCTCCGCCGTCGGCGAGGTCTCGAACTCTCTGTAACTGAAATCCTTACTGATTGTTCCCATCATCCTTTACCCCCTTTACGGCTCCGCCTCCTTTCTCAATGCTGACAGCCCCCTCGATGTTCGCCCCGGTCTTTGCTTGCACCACGGCCTCGATGACCTTGGCGGCGTCCACCTTTACCTTTGCCTGACGTCCGAACCGACAGAAGTACCAGTTCTGGGCGATGGAGATCAGCTCCACGCCTATGACGACAAGCATCAGCCCGGTCTCTATAACCGTGTAGCCCGTCGCCACGGCGAGGCTGGAGGCCAGCACCGACCAGCAGAAGTACTCCACTGCCTTGCCGACCGTGCGGCGTATCGCCCGGCTTATCCTGATCCGGTCGCCCTTGCTCCGGGCGGCTCGGATGCCGAACACGAGGTCGATCAGGATGACCACGGCGGCTATGACGAGATATGGCAGCATCCGCACGAAAGATTGTTGGAAGAACAGCAATAGTGTGGCCGATAAGCCCGTGCCGACCACGACACTCCCCGCGGAAGCCTCGTCCGAGAGGATGTGGGCGTAGTAACTGTCCATCATGGTTAAACTATTTATGTCGATGATCATGTCTTTGTTTTGGTGTAATTACAATCATATCAGATTATAAGGTACATATAAATTCTGGCAATCTTCCTTCAAATTTTGGCAACTAGCTAAATTGGGCAATCCATGATTCACCGGTGGCAGCACGAACAACCATCGTACAATCATTATCCAAGGATCCAAAATCCCAGCCCGCATAAGATTGATCAGCATCTTCATCAAACGGAGCTAACCACTTATCGCCAGCAACCACAGTATCAATATCAGGACTATTACCTACTGAGAATCCAAAACTCTTATTGGCTGAATTAGGCTCTACAGTTAAATTTATATGTCCATCATGGGCTTCCGAAACTACGGCATAAACACCTTCAGTCAAGAATATCTCCCATCCATCAAAGAATATGTAATTAGTTGACTGAGTCAACGGTATAACTCGATAGAAGCTTATATTCTTAATTATATTACCGTTTGAATCGGTTGAAGTGTTAATGTTGTCAAAGAGTTGAATAGGGCTCACCGGTGCATAGCATATTTCGCTTCCTGCATGGTAATAAAGACGTAAGAATACTTTCACATCAAGACCTGTAGGATCTTGTAAAAAGGCCACAGGGAATGTGCCCGTAAGGGTCATCTTACGAGTAGAAAGCATGTTCACACCATAAGCTTCTAAGAGATCTATCGAGTCTGTATTTCCTGAAGCTGCAAAGTTTGACAGCTGATTCTTCAGATTAGAAGCGATAAGGTCATACTCATAGAACACAAAAGTAGTATTGGTAAAGTGAGTCTTAGAAGTTGATCCAAACACTGGAACTACGTTAGCTTGGGTACTTCCATTCTTAACCCAGAAGTAGAGATAGTTGTAACCCATCCATTCACCTTCATTAAGCTTACTAGATAGCTGTTCTATAACAGAGTGCGCAACTGATAGACCAGAATCACTATCATTTACATAATCAGTTGTCCCTAATTCAATATGATCTTCATTAAACTCATCAAGAGTTCCAAATGGTGATACACAAAGGGTAATATCTCCTGAAGCGACATTCAACTTACCACAAACTTCATGAGTAATAGTAAGAGTATGAGCTTGTTCAGCAGAAGCATCCTGTGTACAATTGCAAGTGGCAATTACATCTCCAGTAGAAGCTTTAAGAACGAGATCAAAGGTTCTCTCTGAAGAGGTGTTAACATCAGGCGCCAGAGACAAGCTCTTATTTCCGGTACCACTTATTGGTAGCGGGTCGCCACTTACTAAACTGTTTCCAACATAAGAAGGACCATCGATAGTCCAACCCACATTATCTGGATCAGAGATATTCAAATCCAAGCCTGATGGAGATAGATCACTCTGACCATTGTTATCGAAGCGGAGTGTAGTAGGAACATTCCAAGAAGGCATAACTAAAGACTCCTGATGGTAGGATATTGATGCTGTAGTTGACTTGTTCCCCTCGCCCGTTATCTTCATTTCAATAGTATCGTCCCTGCTTAAACCCGTGATGTTCTTACCAACAGTGGCCTTGAGATTAAGCTCATCAATGGTTACCAAACTTGGTACTGATGTGAACTCATAGGTAAAATCAGTTATAGTTCTAGTAGCACCCGAAGTATAGGTGGCTGTCTGGTTCGGGGAAACCTTAGCAGCTATATCTACATCCCCACCCGTCTTTGGAATGATTACAGTAGAAGATGTGGCATTAACTGATGAATAGGTTACCTGATTGGCCTGTTGGTATACATCAATACTTTGGGTTACTTTAGAGCCATTCCAGGTTATAGTAGCTGTAACCGTATCGAGTTTAGTCTTGGCTTTAATAGTTGAACCAAGATTCGAGCCGTTTACCGTTTTAGACAACGTAATGATAACATCCGAAGATATTATAGAAGGAGTATCGGATTCTCCAGAAGAATAATCAATCTTGCCTGAAGCTGAGATAAAGTTTGGTGAATCAGCTGAGCCACCAGATGCTGGGATATCGTCTAATGAAACAGAAGCAGAGCTTAAAGTATAGGTGACCTTATTGGGATCCTGTCTTACAAAATCGGTATGAGTTAAGGTCTGACCATTAACGATAATGGTTATCTTAATACGGGCTGACTTATAAGAATCAGTGATGTTCTTTCCCAGAGAATTCATGACTATCTCTCCTGTATACTCGTCTAAGGTCCAGTTATAAGGGGAACCAGGAGGATCGGTATAATAGGTGTATTTTACAGAATGAGAAGAATTAGATTGAGTAAGAGTCCCACCACCAGATGTTTTACCATTCCATCCCCAAGGGATTGAAAATCCGTAAGAAGGGGTGGCAATACCTCCTTCTGCGCCGATATTCCAATTAGAATATGTCATATAGACACTTGCGGTGCCGTAGGTCTTCTCACCAGCCGCTTGGGTAATGGTGATGGCTTCAGAAGATATTCCAGGATCACTCGAATCACGGAGCTTGAAAGTGATGTTCTTGGAATACTCAGTTTGATTCTCCGCCACGTCAAAGGAGATCTCAAAAGTGTAAGAGCTAGATGCCCCAGGATCTCCAGATATCTGATGAGAGACGTTTCCGTCCCAGGAATAGGCAGTCCCGTTCACCTTCAGAGCAAAGTTTGAAAGTAAAGATGAATCAGTGAGATTAGTCAGCTTCAGAGACGGCGAGTTGCTGGTGCCAGTGATTTTCACGGTGCCACCCAGAGCTGCAACAGAATAGGAAGTCTTGTCTACCACGATAAACTCACCAGCTCCAACCTGTAAGAGAACTACAGAATCAGAGGCTCCACCAGAGGTAACTCCTTTGATAGAGCCTGATCTGCTTGATCTTCCAGTATGGGAGCTTGCTTTTAGTGATCTTGTCCCTGAGCCACTTCCTGTAGACCCAGATACTACAGTGATCCAACTTGGTTTTGCCATGGTTATTCTGTTTTTTAGAATAAATTAGAAGATGAGAGGGGTTTCACCCCCTCCCACCTTATGACAGTCTTATTCAAGAGTCCAGCTGTCGTTTGACTCTATATTGAGCGTCTTGGATTCTCCGGCAGCCACAAAGGTGAGGCTCTCTGGAGTGAGGTTGATGTAGGAAGAAGACCCCTGCTGACTAAACGTGAAGTCTCTGGTGGCAGTCTTGCTGCCCTCGCCAGTGACAGTAACCGTCACAACGAAGCCTCCACGAGGCTCCGTAGTAGGGTTGGCTCCAACAGAGACGATGCCGTCAGAAGAGAGAGCAAACCCAGTTGCAGCGGTCTTGACCTTTGGACTGAGGTCAAAGACAACCGCAGCAGTAGCGCTGGCCTCTGTTCTGGTAGCACCCGAAGTATAGGTGACAGTCTGCTTGGCTCCAACATTGGAGTTGTCGGTCATGTTGCGGCTTTGGGTACCGTCAGCCTTGAGTGAAACCTCTGTGGCAACGGCAGAGTCAAAGGTGATGTCACCGTAAGTGGCGGTATTGGCTGCCTGATATACATCCACAGAAGCGGACTTGGTAGCTGTAGTCTTCCAGGTAACTGTAGCAGTGAGAGTGCCTTTCTTAGTTCTGTTGGTAACAGTAGTACCAAGTGAAGCAGCTGAAACTCCCTCACTAAAGGTGATGGTACAATCATCAGAGCCGTTGGTGAGGGCAACATCACTGGTGACTGATCCCGAGGTGTAAGTCTGTGAACCCTTGGCTGTAACCGTAGTAGAAGATACTGAACCTCCGGAAGCTGGGATGTCAGCTGGAGCAGCCAGTGTCACATCCGTAACTGCATAAGTAACGGAATTGGCTTGCTGACTAACTGAAACCTCTTTGGAAGCAGACTTGCCATTAGCATTGAGAGTGATAGTTACAGTGCCTGAAATCACGTCTCCAACCACGGTTGTACGAGATTCCGCAGATACCTGACCCGTAGCTGTGGCAAGGGTAAGAGATGAAGGCCATCCGGTCTTAGTTGCATAAGCAACAGTGCCACCGGTAGTAATGGTGCCACCCCCCGAGGTAACACCGTTCCATCCCCAAGGCTGGGAGAAGGAAACAGAAGGGGCATCAACGGTACCACCGGCAGCAGGGATTTGCTGATAAGTACCCACGGTGAGGGTAACAGCACCATAAGACTTGACACCCTTGGCCTGAATGATGACGATAGCATCAGTGACAACATCGCCGTTACCATTCTGAAGCTTGATCTCCAATGTTCTGGCAGCTTCAGTCTTGTTCTCTGGGATCTTGACGTCGATAGTGAAAGTGAACTGAGCATCCTTACCCGGATCGTCATCAATGCCCGTGTCAGTCTTTCCATCCCAAGAATCATCGTTGACTGCGTTGACTTGGATCATGTAGGCTGCCCCGGGGATAATCTTGCCCGTAGTCTCGGCCACCTTGATGTTTGCCGTATTTGCGGTACCCGTGATCTGAATGGTGTCAGAACCGTCAGAGTTGCTACCCTTTGCAGCGGCATTATAGGTCGTGGTCGGCACATTAATGAACTCAGCCTTACCGGCCTGAGAAACAGAGGTTGTGTCGGTTGCACCTCCGGTTGTTTTAGCGGTGATTGTTCCACCTCTCTGCTGACGACCCGTGTACTCAAGGGCGGTAACAGTTGTGGAATCGTTCATGGAACCTGAGCTCTTGCCCAGTTTAATCCAACTCGGTTTTGCCATACTTTTAATGGTTTTTAAGAAATTAATAAATTAGCCTTTGTTAGGTGTTTCGTCGTTGTGTTTAACTCCAAGAGTCCATGGAGCATTAGACTCTATGGTTAGATCTTTAGTGCTCCCCGGGTCCGGGAATTCTAAGTTCTCTGGAACAAGTTTGATGAACTCACTCAGAGGCTGATGCTTATGCATCATCAGAGCTCTAAATACACTCATATCTTAGGCTTTTGGAAATTCTCCCCAGACGGCCAGAGACCCAATCACTGAGACCACGTATATGCGATCAGCTTTAGTGACAGGAGCCTCACCGTTCATCCATTTGATGGTGGAGTCACCCACGATAGCATGAATGGTTGCTCCCACCTCGATAGTATAGACAGTCTCTTTGTGAGATACGCTTGCCTGAACAATGTAATCGTCCTCAAGTTCTGGGACATCTACGTAGGTGACACCATCTAGTCTATCGAGAACCTCTTTTACGGTCTCATTTTTGTGCTTTATCTGATCTGAGTCTGTGACATATTGGCCCTCTAATGGTCGTCTTAGTTCGCCATAGATCTTGATATAATCTGCCATGATATTCTAAGTTTTAAGAGATAACAATTGTCATAGAGCCAGCACCAGGAAGATCCTGAGTTCGATAGCACTTGTAGGTTCCCAGTGGAGTAGAAGCCTCTACTGGAGCCAAGAACGGAACATCGAAACCACTAGATGTAACCTTGTTGATTGACATGGTGTTAGGAACGCAGAGCCACAGGTACTTAGTAGCATCATCGTTGGTGAGAGTCTTGGTACCATTGAGAGAAGAGCCTCCCTTAGTCAGTGAAGTGATAGTCAACTCATTTCCTGTGGTGGCCTTAGAGAATCCATAGTATACTGGGAGATAGAGATTAGCACTGATAGACCTTGGTGAGTTCTTTATAGTAGTAGAACCCTTCTTAGCAGTGACTGAGCCAGATTTGTAGCCCTGAGTAGAGAGAGTGAATTTCTCTGAGCCCTCCGCTACATTCTCCAGGGTCTTAGTCTCGCCGTTGAACTGGATCTGGACAGTGTCAGCTACTACTGGCTTAGAGTTTCTGAGAACCCTGAAAGATACACTGACCTCTACTGAGTTACCTGTCCATTCTGCCGAAGACGGCGAGATGGAAGCCTCAAGTGAAGTCGGGAAGCAGTAGTCCTGCAACTCCCTTATGGCTCCTGTCACGACTCTGTTCTGCACGCAATTCTCACTGGTCTCAGAAAGTTCGGAGTCAGGCTTGCAGGATTCACCTGGTGTGGGATCAGGGACATCTCCACCGCCCGATGTCTCTTTATCCACATAGAGATTGACAATACAACTGTCTTCCTGAACCCCGGAAGCATCGTTGCATGAGGCAACCCTTATGACTCCGTGCTGAAGTATCCTCTTCTTGATGCCGGAGCCATTGACGAAAATGACTTCCACCCCATAGTCGCCTATCGGGAGAGAGCCGGTTTCAACGAGTCCTCTGATCTCGTTGGTCGTGACAAACCGTGCTTTGACGGCGACTTTCCTGTCGGAACCTACCACCTTCGCCATTATTTCTGAGCAGTCCTCCAATTCGTAGGCTCTGTCTTGGCCGAACGTCAGTCCTTTCGACCAAAGACAGATCCTGATAGGGAAATCATTCCCCCTGACGACATGGAAAATGTCGTTTTTTTCGTTGTATGCGCAATTCATATTCATTAATATCTAATGCTTGAGTTCTTGGTTATCGTTCCTCAGAGGGGTCGAGCGTCAGCGCGGTGGCGAAATTCATGGAATTATCTGCCTCCTGTGTACATTCACAAGTTGCAATAACAGCCCCTGAACTTGTCAACAAACTCAAATCAAAGGTTCTCTCAGCAGTGCCATTAACATCTGGCTGTATGTACATAGGAGTTATGTTACGATCACCTCTACTGAATGGTAAATTTGCAGTTTTAGATGTTCCGTCTTCAGAATAGGTAAAGGTGACATAGGATGGCCCATCAATCGTCCAACCTAAGTTGTCCGGGTTGTTAAGGGTGAACTCCAACCCAGCGGGACTCGATTCTGATTGCCCCAGACTGTCAAAGCGGAATGTAGAAGGAACATCCCAAGAAAGCAGGATCTTGGATTCCTGAGTTACGGTACAAGTAGCATAGACAGTATTCCCATCAGTGCTTACCAATTGTACAGTGCCGGTTCTTGAAGAGCCGGTGTCATTTGCCCTTGCCACCAGGTCGGTGTCGCGGTCTCCGAATCCCTCGGTAATCCCGTCGCTGACAAGGCACCAGTCCGGAAGCGTCAGTCTCCAGCCGGCGCTGTCTTTGTCCGTTATCGTGAAAATCGCTCCGTCGCCACCCGCCTCAAATGCTTGCGTCGCCGGGAGGGACCATGTGGCGGCCCTTGCCGCCGACTGCACAATCGTGAACGACTTCGAATATGTTCCCTTGCCGTCCGTTCTGGTTCCTGTTACCGTGACTGTCCCGACGCGCTCGGAGGCCGTGGTGTTCTGCGCGAAGGTAACCTTAACCGAGGAGGATTCGATGGAGGCCGCAGCCGCTGAGAGTCCTCCGGACACCGTCGCGTTCAAACCCGTAAGGTTTTGGTAGGACATCGGATTCGTCAATACAGTTAGCGTGGCCTTAACCGTGGCACTGTTCATGGAGAATGTGATGGAGGGTTCCAGCGATGCCGCCGCTTTCTGTTCCACGCTGCTTACGGCGAAGGTTGTGTTGCCGTCAGCGCTCTTCAGCGTTATGTTTCCCTCGCGTTCCGCACCGGTGTTGGCATCGACTTGGAACGAGACCTCTCCGCTGCCTGTTCCAGAATCGATTCCGCCTTCGGCTCCCATCCAGTCAGGGTACTCCACTTTCCAGCCAACATTGTCGTTGTCGGTGACCTGGATAGATGGAGCATTGCTTCCGTCGGCTTTGATGATCCAGGTTGAAGGCAAATTCCAGGACGGGTTGACTTTCGGAGTCTCAGCCTTGGCGGCTTGTTTGGCGACACATATTGTTAAATTACTCGCGCCGCTTTTGAGTATGAGTTCGAAACTGCGCGAAGAACCAGTGTCGTTCGCAGGGTATCTGACCGATAGTTTCCCTTGGCCTGTTCCGGTCGCAGAGCCTGACTCTAACGTCAGAGGACTATCGAACACTACTCTCCAGCCTGCTCTCGCAGGATCGCTTATGTTTATGTCAAAGGTGCCGCCGGCAGGATTCAAGGTCAGATATTCTCCGAGGTACGAAGAAGGAAGATCCCACGATGGGTCTTCGGCTGATGCCGCCGCTGCTTTCTGCGTCACCGTATACGACTTCGAGAAGGTTCCCTTGCCGTCCGTTCTGTCTCCTGTCAGGGTGACCGTGGCCATTTTCGCCGAATTGCCCGTGTTCTCCGCATAGGCGAACCCGATGAGGTAACCGGTGATCGACGGCCCCGTGGTTATGGTCATCCCTCCAGAGGCGGACACCCGAAGGTTGGTGAGTCCTGTCGTGGTGAACGTGTTTGTCACGGTGCCGGCCTTTGCCTCGACCTCTATGCTGTCTTTCCGGAAGCTGATGCTGACTTCAGCCGAAAAATAGGTGACGTTCACTGACTTCTCGGCGTAGACGTTTGGTTTGTCTGTACTTGTCGCCCTGACCTTGACCACGTTCCCCTTTGCGTTACTCTTTACCGTCAGCTTCCCGTTGCCATCGATGGACGCATAGTCCGAACCGCTCACCACACTCCAGGTTATGCTTCGCTGTGTCGTGTTCGACGGTGAATATGTCACCTGGAACTGCGCCGTGTTGCTTACATCGTTCACGGTGGACGGCCCGAGGATGCCAAGTCCTGTGATGTCGATGTCCACTTTGTCAATGACAGTGTTGTTAGGGTTTGCGTAATGCCATTTGAACGTCATGCTGCTGACAGTCCTATCCGTCAGCGATGTCTTGAACTCGTCCACGACAATCGCCCGTTCCGAACCATCCTTCTCGATGATGTACCTCTCCTTGGCCGCAAGAAACTCCAGCCAGTACCCGTTCATCCCGACGCTGTCGATGTGCCCGGAGTTCTGCTCGAATGTCATCGAATAGTCATTCTCCAGCTCCTGCTCTATCCCGGAATTCACGAACACCTGCGTCTCCGACTCTATCGAGCGGCTGAACTTCCCGGTTGCGTGAATATATTCATACGTCCCGCGCCGCCCCAGGAACTTGTACGTCTTCAGTGGCAACCGCATCCTCTTGATGACGAAAGAATATACCGTTGACTTGCTTCCGGAACACTCTATCCAAACATCATAGGACACTATGTTTGACACGTCCAGCCCCTTTGCGGAAGCGGTCGCCAGCATCGTGTCAGCGGAAATGTCAAGGTCATAATATTTCAGATTAATGCTATACGTGGGACTGAGCTCGTAGTTGCTGGATGAGCCTCCGGCAAGATAGTTAAATCTGACATAGGTGGAGACATCACCCGCCATCCTGTAGAACCAGAGTCTGTCTTCGGCTCCGACATGGACAGGAGATTTTTCCGGCCTTGTCGTGAATATGGTCGCGGCAAGCGACTTGTAGGCGAACTTCCGGCAAGGCAGCACACTGAAACTGTACGAGCAAGACGACGTGCCTTGCGTGGCTGCGAATACTCCTGTAATCATCCCGACACCGTTGCCTTTCAGAACCCTGAGTATTTCCCCCGCCGGCAACCGTACTATGCCAGAGTTTGGAGTCACCTCAAAACTCATGACCTCCTGATTGGGGACAAAGGTGTTGAGCCTGACGGAGATCGTCACCGTGTCATCCGATTCCGTGGTCAGCGTCAGCCAAGAGCTTTCGTCAGCGAATTGTATGCTACCTGTAAATTCCATATCCGTGTTTCAATGGCAGGGTATATCATCCCCAACCCAGGACAAATGTACACCCGGAGACCCCATTCAGAAAGGACATCAGATTTCGATGAATTCCCCACGTGTCGAGACCGCCTCCGACCCCGCCGCCACCGTCACCGAAAGCTTTGCCACAATCCATTTCCTCCCCTTGAAGTACACCGGCCTGTACAGCCTGAAGTTGTGCAGCTCGACAGGAGTGAGGTTCACGTCCACGGCCACCCTCTGCCTCGTCTTTCCCAGCCACTGGGCGAATGCCTTGTGGTATTCTTCCCAGAGACCGCCGGGAGTAAGGTCTCTGGTTCCAACAAACAGAGAGTCTGCCTTTGAGATAGGGGCGAATATGCCATTGCTGAAAAACTGATCCTCAAATGACACCCCAATGTAGACCTTGTTGTCACGCTCTTTTCCAACATCGTTCGGTTCAATTATAGCCGCCATGCTCCGTGGAAAAGTTGTGTCGGAAATGAATAATTTTTCCGGCACGCAGCCCGCTGCCATAAATTCGGTGCTATTGTCAAATGTGTCTGCGCCTTCCACATGGTTTTCCACAGGCTTTGCCCCTTTGTAAAGCAAGTCGCATTCATACGCTATTTCCGTTACAGGAACGATCACGCCATTGTTTGGGTTATATTGTCTCCTTACGACTCCGTCATATTTGCGGCCAGAATAGACATCACCAGTAGCCTCGTCGAAGACCACCGAATAATCCTCACTTGACGAAAAGTGCGCCAGTATGCCGTCCACATTGCCCTCTTGGATTCTTTCTACTCGACCGTCTTCCATATTTTGGGTTAGCTTTGTAGTGTCATAGGAGATTCCATCGTCGCCATAGCCGAACTTATAAGATACGGCTTTCTCTTCCGAAGAAGAATAATCGTCCTCTATTTTTTCTTCCCAATCCTCGACAGGATAGCCAAGAACATCTTTATTCTCTATCATTCTAACTTTTCCGCCGTCGTTGAATATGGTCGAACAGAACATCGAACAAAGACCTTTAATCAACTCAGCGAAAGAGAGGTCTGGAAGGAACGAGGCCAAATCAGTGATCTTATTGTTTCCTGGAGTAGAAGATCCTCGCCTTGTGGGCTTTCCGGTTGACGGTGGCCTTGTTCCCGATGTTGCCACGTCACGCCACCTGTTCGGCTTCACCACGTCATCAAACAAGAATTCGTGGTATCTACCAAGAATGGATAGTTCAGCCCATCCGTTCCGGAGTAGCATGTCGTTAGGAACATTTACCGAGCATCCTGCCAGGATGACCCTCAATGGAATAGCCGGAATGAAGGTATTATAGGTAAAACTCTCTGACGCATTGCAATAATTGTAATACTTCTTCCTGTAGAGGTAATCGTCTTCAGTTAGTTGCCCTGTGGTAGCGCCTGCTGAACCTGGCTCACCTGACACGGGAATTCTACTGATCACCGAATATGGCTGTATTGCAACATTTGTCTTGTTAATAAGCAGCGGCGTAGAAAACTTCGAGAGGGTGCTTGGGATGGAACCCGTGTCGAACTCCAGGATGCTCTTCTCCCAGATCTTCCCCTCCAGTTCCACCATCTTCTCCGTGAACGTGTACATCAGACACCCGTCCTCGATGCCGTCGTACACCAGCGTGCCGGTCACGAAAGGCACGCCGCCGATCCACGCCGAGGCCTCCAGCCTCTTCACGTTCGGAGCCAGGAACATCGCCGGAGTGTAGCCGAACACCTTCCTGTTCACCGGTGACGGCGGAAACGAGATCTGCGTGCTGAAAGCTGAAGGGATATGCTCCTCGTCCAGCATCGGGTTCTCCATCTCGATCTGGAACTCGAACCCCTTCGTAAGATCCAGCTCCGTGTAGTCCTTTGTCAGTATCCTAACCATAAATTCCCCATTTATGGCACAAAAATAGCCGCCCTCAGGCGGCCACAAAGGACAACAAGATTACTCTTCTAATTTGAATTTTTTCAGCACATAAGGCTTGATGGCCGGGGATTGTCGGACGTGGTCAAGACACTCTTTCAGGTCTTCTTCCTTTATATGTCCAAGATATTCAGCGCTTTCCAGAACCTGACCGATCCCAATCGCCTGCTTCCTGAGTTTGTCAGGAAATGCTCCCAGTTCCATCATGATCTGGCAAACCATTCAGTATCAAGAAAGTCCTTCAGGTACTGCAACGCATCATCAGAGGCGTTTCCTTCCTTGGATATATTCATGATGTCCATCTCCTTGAGGGAAGTGCCACTGTTGAAAGCGCGGCTCCACTCCTGCCCGTGCGTGTCATCCATGATCTGACTGAAGGACATCCCGGCAACTTTGCTGATTCCGTAGTTCAGACATTCTATGTCAGATAGGGAAAGAAAATCCATGTCGGGTCTCTCTTTCGCTGAAAATCTCTCATTCTCGAAAGCTATGGCATCCGAAGCCAAATGCATGTCATCTGCCTTATGGTAGTCGAGCACACGAGAATCGCCACGTGCCATTTTCAGAATATTGTAGATGTTGGACGGTACCGGCCCGAACGGCAAAGCGCAGATGCAGTCCTTGAAGAGGGGAGTGCCATACCGCGCAAGGTGGTTCTGCTGCGCATAGTAAGCCGCCTTGACAAGGCTGTAGATGTCCCTCTTACCATCCTTACTATGCGTCAGGATGTAGAGCAGAACCGCCTTGATCACCAATATGTCATCTTTCCCAAGCCTCATGGATTTCCGTGTATTTCGTTTGCATATCATTTGTGTTTACAAAGGAACAAACTTTAGACCAAAATTCCAACACTTTCCGCTGATTTTCACTTTGTTCGATGGGGCTTGCTGAACAAAGACAGCCGCCCTGAGGCGGCTGTATGGGACGGCGGGATTGTCAGAGTTTCTTCAGCTCCACCGGCGGGCCGACCTTGAGGTACTCGTCCATCGAGGCGGTGATCATCTCGAAGATCTCCTTGGAACGCTTCCGTATCTCGTCGATGACTTTTTGGCTGCGTGTTACTCTCCAGTACCAGGTACGGTTGAAACGGTCATCGCGGGTCGATACAGGATCCACATCCTTATTCCCGTAAAATGCGGAAATGTCCGTGAATGTCAAATCAAAGAATCCATCTCTGAATGACAGAATGACCGTACCGAACAATGCTCCTTGTTTATTGCCAAATCGCTGGTTGTAGTACCGTGCGCGGTATCCTTTATCCTCGTCTTGGCACACCACACCGCCAAAGCTTAAATTAAGTGACTTGCTATGCCAACCGGCGGTATTGCGGTATAATTCATCCCTTGTCATTCCTGGCATCGAATATGTCTTTCTGAAAGTCAGTTTTTCCGGATCAGTCAACTTCCTCCCGAAGCAAGTCCCGCCGAACCCTATCAGCATTATAGCAACAGCAATGATTAACCTTCTCATACTCATTCAGAATTAATTGTCATTTTATTCGTCTCATCTGGACATCAAGCGGCCTGTTCAGATGCCGTTCCAAAGAACCTTTCAACTCGTGGAACAGAGACAATGAATATACCCTTGCGGAATCCGCCAGCACTCGGTTCTTCCTGAGCCAAGCTCCGCTTCTGTTCAAAGCGTCATCGTATGTTGACATTCTATGAATATATCTTCCCGGCTTATGGTTGCAAATCACATCGATATTTGTCATATAGATGGTGCAAGAGTCAGGCATACACTTGACATATAAGTCGAAAAACAGATGATCAGGGTATTTTGAAGTCTTATTATTATGAGTGAAACGGACATCGTGACACTGGAGAACCGTTATCCCTCTCTTTTCAAGAGCGAAATCATTCTTTCTATGAATATAGTCAAGATTCGGCTTCCAGATGTTCAGTTGATCCTCCATCCATTCCGCCTCTCTTCCGTACACAGGAAATGTCCCATAGATTGTCAACGTGTCCGGCTGAATAGTCTGTCCGAAGCAAGTCCCGCCGAACCCTATCAGCATTATAGCAACAGCAATGATTAACCTTCTCATACTCATTCAGAATTAATTGTCAGACAAGTCCTTGCAAAAATCACTCCGTAACGGTGTCGTGGCGGAGGATGTCGAACTCCAGCTCCTCGTTCATGATCCTCCTCAGAGCCTCGTCCAACTGGTAGAAGGCGGTGTTCATCGTCCTGATCTCATTGTCGAGCCTTCCGTCCATCAGCAGTTCCTTGCTCTCGCACATCCGCTTCTCCCACTCGGAGAACCGGTCGGCGATCCGGAACAGCTCAATCCTGGTCTCGATGATGAATGAATCAGCCCCGATCTTGTGGCTTTCAGCGGCAGCAGCCGCGTTGTTTGAATTAGTGTAGTTCAT